CAAGACGTCCCCACGTTCTTGGAGCTACTACCTACGACCAAAACTGACCTGAAGCGGTAGGTCAGGGCGTTTTACGCTTGAGCTACAACCCCGATCTGGAGATGGCCCTTATCACAGATCGCCCCAGCGCATGTCAGACCAACACATTGTGTCGGCTTTGTCACGCACAGTACCTGGAAGCATTATCAGAGACCACATTTGTGGCCGAGAAAAGGTATGGGGTACCAAATTCGAAAGATCAATTCGAAAGAAGCTATGTTGTGACGGAGATTGAGGTAGACCTTTGCCAGGGCTGCAGTCCACCGTTCTGGGATCAGATCGGTGAGAACGTAATGGCAATGTGTGGCGCCGACGTCGCCCATCGATACAGGATTGCATGGACAAATGAACAGTATGCGGAACTGGTCACCTGTGCTCCTGTGGCGGCAGTCGCTTCTGCACCTGATAAGGTGCAGAATGCTAATCTCCAACTCACGAACATGCGCGACAACGCAATCAAGACGAAAGACGGCACGGTGATGGATCCAGTTTACAGATTTGGAATCCACATAGTGTGGCCGTACGTCGCAGCCTTACTGACCTCGGGTCAGGCGAACAAGACCTCATCCCTTGTTTGTTGCGCTTCTAGGGCTGTAACAAATCAAGGTTTCAGGCGCTGCCGATTACGCAAAGTTCAACACATCAAACTGTTACCAGCAGGAGATGCAGGACTTGAGCCGATCAAGAAGGAGATTCCAGCCTTAGGTCTCACACTGACCAAGGACAGACTTCGAGAAGTGATCGTGGCGCTAAATCCCAAAGATGGACCCGATGAGCTTAAGAAGAAGGTGGAGAAGTTCTGGAGTGGTGAGGAACCTGAGCCAGCACGGCCAGGAGACCGACCTGTCGAGAAGTGCCTAGGACATCAATACATATACGATGCGGGCGCAGATGAACACAAGTCCATGACAGAGGATGATATCCTTGCTGTGAAGTATGGACCAACGACGGTTGACAAGGCATTCTTTGCCAATACTCCAGCCAACATCCATGAGGCGGTTGAAGAGCGAATTAACAAGAAGCAAACCAGCCTCGAGATGACCACTGAGGAGCGCGATGAGCTCCAAGCCATCACACAGCAGTTCATAGAGGAGATGAGGGGAGTGGACAATAAGGAAGCCGGGACTTTTCTTGGGGGCCGCGAGGCCAACTTGATTAAGAACATTGCTACCAGCGTTCTCTTCGAG